GGTGGTGATTGATCCGGTGGCGGGTAGCGCATCAACTCTGGTGGCTGCTATTCGTTCTGATAGGAGTGCATATGGCTTCGAGATCAAGAAGGACTTTTTCAAGGCGGCAAGTAAAAGACTGGAACAAGAACTGAGTCAGTTGAAATTAGGATTGTGACCAGCAACCATCAAGTTTATGGTTGCCTCGATGTTTATTTTTTACTACAAGACTTGAAAACTGAATATCAGGATTGCTGTTGGCAGGCAGCTTGCTCCTTATCTACCATCTGGTCGAGCTTTCTCGACCTTTGGGACTTAACCCATCAGAAGCTGCCACTTCTGATGGGTTAAGTTTTTTCTGAAGTTGAGCCAAGACCAATACAATCTTGAGGGATAGTCATGAACCGAGGATATGTAAAAGAATGGAGGAAGGAGTTGGAGTCGGACATCTGGCAAATGCCTCCAATGTATCATCGTGTCTGGTCTTGGCTTCGCAAGGTTGCTAATCATGACCTGAAGATGATTCCTACTACTCGAGGGCCGGGGATTTGGATTTTACCAGGACAGAAATTAACCAGTCTTGGGCAGATCGCGGAAGGCGTGTCTTATGTAGAAAATACAAAGCGAGTCTTACCAGACAAGAGGACTATTGACCGTATATTAAACTGGCTGGTGTATAACCGTTGTATCACTGTTACAAGTAACGCTCATGCAACGCTAATAACCATAACAAATTGGGATATTTACAACGGTTCATCACCGTTACATGTAACAGACGATGTATCACCAGTGCAACGGTGCATGTACACAAACAATAATTATAATAATTATAAGAATGATAAGAATAATAAGAATAAGAAAAAAGATTATATAAAACCTCTTGCCGAAACCGATGCTTCGCATTCGGTTACGGCTCATTCAAAAGTCGGGTTTGATTTTGATTCTGGAAAATTTGTGAACGTTAATGGGCAGTACAAAGTTTGGTGTGAAGCGTATCCTGCTGTTGATGTCATGGGGGAGTTAAAAAAGATGGCTGCCTGGTTGGTGTCTAATCCAAAGAACAGGAAGTCTGATTATCCTAGATTTATAAACAACTGGCTAGCAAAGGCACAAGACAGGGCACCAAGGCAGGCTGTGGCGTTTAACCAAAATACTGGCCGCGACAATGATTCAGTATACGTGGCCCCAAAGCCTGATCCAGCCATTGCTGCTGCACGTCGTGCCATGGAGGCGCATCATGAATCTGAATCATGACCAATTACAGCAGGCTATTCTTGGTAGTTTGCTAGTCTTTCCTGATGAACTGGACTCTGTTGCTGCCAAACTACATGCAGAGGACTTTCATCATGAAAAATACCGCAAGGTTTTTTCGTATCTTATCAAAAATGGCGGCGGGGATCTTATTACGGTGTCCCACGCATTGCGTGGCGTTGTTAGTTCTTCAGAGCTTGTTGACTGGATGTCTCGTGAAGTAACTTCCGCTTTTCTCCCCCGGTATTGCTCAGAACTAAAAGAAATTGCCAACAAGGTTCGTATGGTGAATCTTGCTGATGAGTTCAAGTCTGGCTTCGCTGATCTTTCGTTTGCAGATATGCATGCCAAGTTCGAGCAGGTATCCAACCGCATTCATCAGGAGTTGTCTATTGATCCTGTTGGAGCTGCAGAGTTGATGAAAAATGCTATTGACCGCCTCAGGTTCAGGTATGAGAACCGAGGGATTATTCATGGTCTTCCTTACGGGTATAACGATCTCGACAAGGTTACGTGCGGAATGCACCCTGGAGAGTTGATTGTTGTGGCTGGGCGTCCGTCTATGGGCAAGTCTGCTTTTGCCTGTAATGTGTTGGAGCATGTGTGTTCGTCTGGGAAAATTGGCATGCTGTTTTCTTTAGAGATGAGTAAGGAGATGGTTGTTGACCGGATGATCTGCAGCATCGGTGCTATTAATGCAGGTAGGTTGCGTGACGGGAACCTGCAGGACAATGAGTGGTCTAAGATGGAGCGTGCCCAAAAATCTATATCCGAGTTTCGCCTGTTTATTGATGACTCTGCTGGTGTAAGTCTGGCAGACATCCGCAGTAAGGCGAAGGCGATGAAGAAGGACGGTCTTGATTTTCTGGTTGTCGATTATTTGCAACTCATGGACACACGCAAGGCCGACAGCCGTACTTTGGCTATTGGCGAAATATCTCGTGGGCTAAAGCGTCTGGCTAGGGAATTGGAAATACCGATAATGCTGTTGTCTCAGCTGAATCGTGCTGTTGATGCCCGTAACGACAAGCGACCGTTAATGAGCGACCTGCGTGATTCTGGGGAGATTGAGCAGGATGCGGATGTTATCCTCTTTCCTTTTCGTCCTTCTGTCTACTGCCAAAAGTGTAAAGACAGAGTTGATAATGACGAACATGTGCTTGCCGACTGTATGGCTGCTGCGGAAGTTATTGTGGAAAAACAGCGCAATGGAGAGCGGAATTTATCAATTAAATTGATGTGGCAGGGACAATTCCAAAGATTTGTTTCCTTGCCTAATCTGCCCGATTTTTGATGTTAGGTGCGTATTGTATGTCTTATATCGAGATTCGCTTTAAGCGTGGAGAAGAATGGGAGTCTTTTCCTGTTGGCGATATCCTACACATGCCTCTGCGTCATGCCTGTCATCTGTTTTCTGGTGTGTTTCCAGTAGTTGTCAAACAGTCCGGGGCGTATGTAGTTAACTCTGACGATCTGCAGAAGCAGTACCGTATCAAGCGTTGCAGGGTTTATACCTTCGCCGACATTCTTGCTTCCAGTAGTGACCGGCTGGACAAAAAACTGTCTGAAGTTGGATTCATATGAAGGGAGGTTTTTAGATGAGATACAAAATTGTTGCAGGAAAGAAAGTTCTGTGTCCGCCGTTTGAAACCCCAAGCGACATTGCAATTGCCTTGTTTGATTTAATTCGTGCAAGGCATCATGACGCAAAGCTTGTGGTATTGCCGTAGCGTATGTTTCAGTATGTTGGAAATTTGGATGGACATAGTCCAGAATTGAGGATGTTATGCGTATGACCGAGCAAGAGTTTGCAGACTGGAAAAAACGTCAAGAGGCATTGGGGGTCAAGGTATCAGGAACACCTAAGTCAGTTATCCGCACCACCACTACCCAAGTAACGCGGGAAGAAAAAGCGGCCTGTGTTGCCCCGCTACCGGTGGCGAAGGGTGAAGCACTTGAACCGAAGTTCAAGAGCAAGACTGAGCGCGAGTATCACAATATCCTGGAGCTGAGGAAGAAGGCTGGTGAGATTCTTTGGTTTCGCTACGAAGGGATTACGCTGAAATTAGGAGACGACTGCAGATATACCCCTGATTTTTTCGTGATGGCACCAGACGGCACGATGTCGATAATTGAGGTGAAGGGCGGCTTTATAAGACCCGACAGCATTGTAAAGCTCAGAGCTGCAGCAGCACAGTACCCCTTTCGTTTCTTGATGGCCCAAAAGACGAAAGAGGGATGGACCGAGAAGGCATTTTAACCAAAACACGATGAGCAAAGTATTTTCTACATCAATCAAAGTGTTCATATATCAAATTTAAGGCATCTTGCTGGACGCTGACGGTATTTTTAGCATGTGGACAATAGGTTATGGGTAGGTACGCATTTAAAAATGGCTTATAAGAGGCTACAGAGATGTTAGCAGTTTCTTACCGATAAAGGGATGTTCGGAAACGAAGAAATAACGGCATGAAAGAGGAAGAGGCAACACCAGAGTTGATTGATCCGTTAGATTTTGAAGAGGTATAAAGTGAGAATCATCAGGGTTTTCCCACGAAAAACTAATGCAACACCTGATGATGATCTTGTCAGGATTGGAACAGAGCCTGGGCTTTTTGACGAGGCCGACGAGGTGCATGTGTATGTGACGTTTTCATGGGATTTACCTTTGGCTGAACGGTTGGCAAAGGCGTGGGCATGCGTTGCGCCGGTTCGGATTGGAGGACCGGCAACCGGAGAGCGTGGCGAGGAGTTTGTGCCCGGACGATATGTTAAGCAGGGCTACGTCCTTACTTCGAGGGGGTGCCCGAATAACTGCTGGTTCTGTGCTGTTCCAAAACGTGAGGGAGGCATAAGGGAACTGCCGATTACTGAAGGCTGGAACCTACTGGATGACAACCTGCTGGCCTGTAGCCAGCAACACCAGCAACAGGTATTT